GCCACTCTCTTTAAACTTAAAGCAGGGACTTCATCCCAACTAGCAAGTTTGCTAAGTGCTCCCATTATGCGAATACTCCAGGAATTGCTTTACCAATTACTTCAATGACTCTAAAGTCATTATCAGTACCGGCGGCAATTGTTACAGTTAATACTCCAGCGCTTACTGCTGTTGTATTTGCTTCAACAGTTATGATACTACCATCTGCGGTATGTACCCAACTATTAACTGCAAGTAAACCAGTTGCATTAATACCGTAGTCTGCTAATGTAATAGCAAGTGTGTCTGCGGCGTCTGCTGTGTTAGCTAGTGTTAATAATACTCTCTTTAAACTTAAAGCTGGTATCTCATCAAAACTTTCTAATTTGCTTAGTGCTCCCATTTTTTACTCCTTTATTTGAAGATTATGAAACCAGATGTTGCGCCTGTTGTTGTCGCAGTTGTTAATGTGATTACGTTTGTTGATAGTGTTGCTGCTTCATCTACACCTGTAGAATCGTCTTTCATCACTGCCATCAGAATCTCTTTTGCATTCTTTACCGTCATAGTATCATTTTGAGCGCCTTTGTCTGCGCTGTCAATAAATCCTATCTTTATACCGGAATTGGATGCACCACCAAGTTCTGCTAATCTTCCTGCTGTAACATTTACGTTTGTCATTTGGGTTCTTTCTCCGTTATTTAATTGCTCGGTGGACTATGCCCGTGAGTTGAATATAAATGGTAAGTTTACCCTCATTACCAGGAGTTTATTTTGAATAAAATAAATAAAATTTTGTTTTTGAACCTTAGCTTATTTAAGCTGAGATTGCTGTAATACTTGAGCAAAATGCTGTGTTCTTAATGATTAATGCTTCGTATACTTTCAACATGAACTTTTCTGAATCGTTAGTTTTAGCTAAATCTTCATAAGTTAAATCTTGAAGTACTCTCATTTCAACCACACTCATATCCATAAAGTAAATCGCTTTACTTCCTGAAGCATTCGACATATACATCGAAGGTATAACTGGAATCTTTCCTACCATTGTATTTAATACAATTGTTGAGAATCCCCAGAATACTTGTTCTGATGCTTGTAGATAACCAATTTTACCAGTTAGTAATCCTAGTAAGTCTGTAAAGACTCCAGAACTACAAATCGCTAGATTTGGTCTTCCACCATCGTCAAATGCGTTTTGGATAGCTGTATCAATATCGTCAAGAGCCATTGCACTAGTAGATTTACCTACAGTGTTTGTTGTACTCATTAATTTAATGATACCACTAAATTGAGTTGCGTCTGATGATGCATCTCCATTTATGATTAAAGATTCTTCTTTCTCTCTAATCTCTCGTGTTTTCACAAGTACTTCCATTTGTTTAGCGTTAGTTGCATTCTGGTCGTTAAACGCTCCAGTTGCTCCACCTGCTGGAGTTAATCCACCAAGTGACCAAGCAGGCATTGCTGCGATACTAGGTCCTGTCACTCTACCAACGGAATAGATAAATTTAATCTGTGTACTGTTTCTATCATAAGTTGTGTTTGTTTCATTAAGTGCTGCATCTTCCATTGCTGTAAATGCGCCACCCTTTGCTGTAATTACATTATAATCGGCATACATTCCTTGGTTTGTTACACGTGTAACTAACTCAACGATTGGTGTGTATTTCCTTGTTGTATCTGTTACCCTAGGGTCTACAAATATTGGAACCATAGCATAACCGGCTGTACCGGCTCCACCTGCTTCTGTAGTCAAGGCTTTCATAGCAATCATGCTATGTTTTTCTCTTAGTGAATCTAAACTAATAGAACCACTATATTCTACACCTTTCATTGATACTCCCATAGGATTTGAATAAATCGTATGATTTGGAGTATTCAAGAACGCTGCTTCGTAATTTCCTGTCATTTGTTTTTTTTGTCCTCCTTTATTGCACTATAAATTTAAACTATATTATTATAGTTTTTTAACCAATTAACTTAAGCATATCTATTTTTTGAATAGATTTAACTTCAGGTTGTGTTGGTAGTGGGCTCTTAAATACTTCATTGTTTTGAAGTGCTTTTAATTCAGCCGCTTGTTTCTCAAGTTTTTCGTTCTGTGCTTCAACCATAGATTTCAGCTCAGCAACAACTTCAGATTCTTTTTCTTCGGCTGCTTTAACTTCTGCTGCCTTTTCTTCTTCTGCTGCTTTAGTTTCTTCCTCTGACTTTTGTTCGATTTCAGCCTTAGCTTCTTCGATTTCAGTTTTAGCTTCTGCTACTTCAGATTGCTCTTCTTTAGCTTCTTCTTTAACCTCTTCAGCGGGTTTAACTTCTTCAACAACTTCTTCTGTTTGTTTTGTTTCTTCTGTCATACTTTTTTCCTCCAGTAATTTAGTTAACAAATCTTTAGGAACAATTACTTGTTCTCCAGACTTCTCGACATCACCAATTGCTTTCTGCATAACAGACTTCATTGTATATTCTACAACTACTGCGCCCTTATTAACGGGTGCACCTGTGAATGCTACGTTAAGCAAATTTAGTTCATCGATTAGTCGTACTGTTCCACCATCCATTTCTTTTTCAACTGTTCTTAGTGGTTGGAAAGCTATTGAGAATGCTGTGATAAATCCGTCCTTGATACTTCCCCATAAGGCTTTGTATTTAGGTGAATTTTTATTTAGTTGACATTTAACCCATAGGCCTCTGTCATCAACTTTGGCTTCAATTATTTTAGCAACAGGGAGGATAGTGTTATCGTCTCTCCATGCTTCATGTTCATAATCTACAGTGATTGTTGATTCCTCAATTTGTCTTAACATTGAGTTCAATCCATTGATTGTTATTAAGTCATTATAGATGTCCACCTCGGGGACAGAAATATATCCAGTAACGTAAGATTGCTTCTCACCCTTCAATTCTGTTGATGAAAATGTAAATTTGTCAGTCGTAAAAGTATATTCGGATTGATTTTCCATTACGTTTTTCAATTCTTGCATTGATTCCATATTTTTGTATTAGGCATTTCTTTATTTAAAACCATCAATTATTTTAATTAACTAATTCGTCATCAATTGTGCATTCAATTGCACTAATTGCTTGCTGTCTTTCGTGAGATGCAACCTTTTGTTTAATGAAATTTAGTATTTCTCCTTTTACAAAAGCCTTTACATCTGCTGGTTCTTCTTGTTCCATAGCTCCACTCAAGAAAGCGTTCTTTACTCTTTCAACTTGTGCTGTTGGTATTGTTATTTTTATTTCTGCCATTTATTTATCCTCCTTTTTTATTCATAAACTATTAATACATCTGCATCTTGGTCTACTATACTTACAAATAATCCATCGTTAAAAGGTGCTCCAAAGAAATCAACTGATGTTGTTCTACCATCTTCCTTCTTTTTTAGATTCCCACTCGCCCATATCAATACTCCTGCTGTGGAAGTTCCATCGTATATATTTATATCTGCATTATCCGTTACATTACTTATTTGCATTCCTCTTAAATTTCCTGCGCCATATTTGAATACTGTACCACTTACACCTGATGCTCTTTGTGTTGCTGGTGCTGTAACCAATTCTCCTTGTCTTGCTATATACATACCTACACATTCAAAACTAATATCTGTTGAACCAGCAGTATTTAAGTTCTCCATAGTAATTGGTAAAGTCATAAAGTACGATAAATGTGCGCCTTGCATCTTATGTAATAATTGACCATTAACATAAAACCAAACTCCTAGAGGAGTGTATTCAATAGTTAAACTATAATAAGTATCAGCTACTGGAGTCCAAATTAAACCTAACTCACCATTAAAAGAACCACTATCAACATTATTAACTGTTTCTGCATTCGCTCTTGAATTAACACTAAAAGTAGCATTGTCTAACTCAAAATAAAATCCATCAACAGGAGTATTTATTGCTGCAGTAGTAGTATAAGCTCCAACTCTCCTTATATTGTTTGCTGTTGCTGCTGTTTTGAAGTTAAATCCTCCTTGAAAGTATTGAGCACTACCAGCTACAAATCTTGCTTTTCTAACACTAGTATATTTTGCTGAACTTGCTGCTGTTGCTCCAGCATCATTAGTGTGTAAATCTATCTCTCCACCAGCTTGAGCTACTGAACCATCAAGCAAACTTCCGTCAGTCCAAAAGTTAGTGTCTTTATCTGTACCATCAAAGTTAGTTCCTACCATTCTATATACTGGAGAGGTTGC